ATTTCATCTTCCACCGCTTCCCTCATTGAAGTAATGTAATCTTTGATCTTCTCAACACTCATCTGACCTTTTTGTAAGGCTTCCATCCAGACATTGAGGGTTTCTTTTTCTGCCGGATTTAAGTCCTCGTATTTCAGTCCTGCTTTTTCAAGTAGTTCGTCAATCATATAATTCAGTAAAGCCACTCGTTTGGAAAACGAGAAAAACCAGTGCAACTAGAATAATTATACACTATATCTGTATCTGTTGTTTGACCTGCGGTTGCATTGGATTCTGTACCTGCGTCTGTGTATTTGGTTGTCCTGGCACCATTGGATTTTGTGGCATCAACGCCTTTTGCTTCTCATAGTCCATAATCTCCGTAACCTCATCAGGTGAAAGGTCTGCAAACTCTGACAACTTACGGGTATATATCTCTTTGACCTTAGGATTGTCAAACAACTCAAGTCTCAAAACCTGAAGTTTCTTGAGTGAATCGGTGTCGTTGGCTTTCTTCTCATCCTGGCTCCATACTTTAACCCTGTAACCAGCCTTTGTCATCCAATCCTTAGGGGATATTTCTCTCTCATACACCTCGTCATTATTCTTGCCTTTCTTGTATATCGTAACAGCATCCAGTTTTTCAGGTGCGGCCTCAATCAACTTTAGGAACTTCTCTGCTCGCTTCTTCCAGGCATGAGTGTAAAACTTGGACATTCCTTGGGTTCTGGCTTTTGCCTCACCCTGGGCCAGTTGAACCTCACCAAGAGTAACCCGTGTATCTGTCTGAACCCCCTGTTGAGTAGCGGTTGCCCCAGTCGCTTTCTCAATCATTCCCGTAACATAGGTCATTTCATCCAAGGATTCTGACAAATCGGGAATATCTACCTTTTGCAACACTTCTGACGGCTTGCCAGGAACTGCATACCAGCCCCAAGGCATAGGATTAAAGGTGGATGGAGTGAATCCTTCGGCCTTGATTGAAGAATCGTAGTAGTGCATGCCGAAATTCCTCAGTGTTCTATTCTCAACCAACTGACTGAACCAAGAGTTAAGAACCTTGTTTGGTACTCTGACTATATCCGCAATCCCATCAGTCCAGAAGTCCTGTTTATCTATATCATCACCCCAAGTGTTGTATCTGTAGTGATTCCTCCAGTAGTGGTCGATGGTTGTGCCTATAATATATTCCTGTGGCAGTTTGGTTAAGATCGTCTCTTCTTCTGCTTCCGTGTACTTAAAGATCTGCTCTTCATTAGTAGTATGGCTTTTTCCTTCTTTATCCTTCCACTTCTCACCTTTTGGTCTAAAGACATAGTGCATAGTCAACTCCACATAAGTCTCACCTAAAACAGGATTTTCCATGTCGGTAACTCCCATATCTTCAAGTTTTTTGTTTTTCTGCATCAGGGAGTTTTCGTTATCCTTGGCTTTTATTATTCCTAACTGAGACTCAAAGAACTTAACCAGTTTTTTAACTTCCACCTGGTCATATTCGGGATTGTCAACCAAAGTACTTAGAGGCTTAAAAATGTGGGTGTGAATTAAGAACCTAGAGGAGTCTAGGTTATATGGATTCATAAATCTATCAACTAAGATGTCTTCCGGATCTTCAATATCAAAGACTATCTTGCCATCAACTATCTGCCACGAGTCAAATGTCCTGCCAAAGAAGAAGTCCTGCTTTTTGTCTACAATATCCTGAAGTTCGGCATTGTTTTGATCCAAAGTATATTTCCAGTACTCGTTTTGAAACACCTCCGCTTCCTTGTCATTATTCAAGTTCTCTAAAAATACTACCGGCATATCATCCACATCCTTGAGGATCGTTCTGAGAGTTGTTTTCATCAGAGGAAGATTAACCGACTGCCTTTGGGTGAGCCTGTTTATAGTTACTTTGTCCCGATATAACTCG